GGCCCTGCCCTTGAAACCATGGAGGCCCCACCGGTAACAAAGAAAAAAGCGAAGTAAAAAAGCGGTTATTGATCGCCCGGCAGCGGTCTTTTCGGGTGCTGCCGGGTTTTCAGGGATTTCTGATGGTGAGTGGATCCCAACGCACTGGGTGCCGTTGCCTGATGACCCGAAGGACGGTTAAAAAGCCCCCAAAACCCCCTGTCAATCTTTTTGTTCCCCGGTTTTACCCCGTTTTTACCCTGATTTTACCCCGTTTTTACCCTGATTTTCAATTTACCCCAAAACCACATGATATGGTTTGTTAAAATTATTATACCACCAGATCATGGGGTTTGCATTATGGCGTTGAAAACAACTTTAGAGCAGCTCACATCGGTCCAGACGGCCATTGCCGCGTCGGAAAACGCCCTGGAAGTGGGCAAAGGCGACAAGCGCCTGGTCCGGCAGCGGCTGGAGACGTTGTACAGCCGCGAAGAGCGGCTGCGGGCCCGGTATGATGTTGAACAGGGCAGCGGCGGCATTGCATTTAATGTGGGCGTCCCGAGGAGGTTTTGACGATGCATACCGACCCCCAGGCCGCCCGCCAGTCGATTTTTAACGATACCATCGCCCAGTTGGCGGCCATGATGCCCGCCCGGCCGTCATCGGTTATTTTAGGCCCTGACGGGCGCCCGGTCACCAGTGCCCAGTATACGTTTGAGCGATCCGCTGCAAAGCGCGAGGGCTCCATGCGCAACTGGATCCCGCGCCGGCTGCTGTCCCGCTCTGCCGAATCCCGGGACCGGGAACGTATCCTGGAGCGCTCCATCGATTTGTGCCAGAGCGATCCCAATGTGGCCGGCATTATCAGCGGCCAGGCCGACGCCGTGATCGGGTCCGGGCTCAAACCCTACCCGGCGATTGATTACGAGCTGCTGGGCATCACCAAAGAAGCGGCCCGGGGCATACAGCGGCGGCAAAAAGCGATTTATAATATATGGGCGCCCCATGCCGACGCCTCGGGGCGTCTCCATGACGGTCAGATTCAATATCTAAAATTTTATAATATGCTGGCCTTTGGCGAATATATCATGTTGTTGCCCATGGTCCAGCGGGCGGCCCGGCCGTATAACCTGGCCTGCCAGATGATCCATCCCCTTCGCCTGAAAACCCCGGTTGACAAAATCAATGATCCCAACATCCGCGACGGCATCAATTTCGACGGCTATGGAGCGGCTAAAGGTTACTGGATCAAAAAGAGCAGCCCGGGCGTCCGGTACCTGAATGACAATTCTGAAAATTTCGTGTATGTGCGGGCTGCCAAGGGTCACCGGATCAATGTGATCCATCGCTACGTGCAGACCGATCCCGAACAGGTCCGGGGTATTCCGATGATCGCGCCGGCACTCAAAATGTTCCGGGACCTGTCCGACTACCTGGATGCCGAGCTGGTGTCCAATATGGTGACGGCTGCATTTTCCATGTTTATCGAAACCCCCCTGGGGCAAAATCCGTTATTTCCGGCCCAGAACACGTCCACCGAGCGGGTGACGGGCACGGATCGCAGCGGCAGGGAGACCACCGAGCGCTACCAGGAATTGACGCCCGGGCTGATCATGTACGGCGCCACCGGTCAGAAACCCCATCCGATTACGGCCAACCGGCCCGGCACTTCCTTTGATCCGTTTACAAAAGCCATTAAGAGCGCGACGGCCCTGGCCTGCGGCCTGCCCTATGTCATCGCCTACAAGGATGTGGCTGATGTCAATTTTGCGGGCTTTCGCTCCGCCATGCTGGACGCCTGGCGGGTATACAGTACCAAGCGGGTATGGATGGGCCAGGATAATTCGATTGTTTGGGGCATGCTCCAGGAAGAGGCCTACCTGCGGGGGGACATTCCCGAGATTAAATACTTTTACACGGATCGGCATTTTCTCACGCGCTGCGACTGGCGGGGCGCTCCCAAGGGCGACATTGAACCGGTGAAACAGGTTCAGGCCCAGGTGCTCAAGATCAAGCACAACCTGGACACCCGGTCATCGGCGATCATTGAAAACGGCGGGGATCCCCAGGCGGTATTTGACGGCCTGGAGGAAGAGCGGGACATCCTGACCGGCAAAGGCCTGACGGATCCGGACGCCCCCGAGGTCAGTCCGGACACGCCCGATAATTCCACGGCGGCCTGTGCAGACTGCGGGTGGTCGGGTCATGTGTTTGATTTGAAAGCTGTGGCCGGTAACCCGGAATTCGTGCACTGCCCCGATTGTGGCAAACAACTGGTTGAAAAGGATTGACATGAATATAACCGATTTTTCAAACGGCACCCACTGGGCCATCGTGGAAGGGGTTTTGCAATCCATGCGGCAGCAATATGCAGCCGATCCCGATGCCATGATAAAAGCGGTATCAAATTTTACATCACGGCCGGCGGCGGAGCGCGATGATTTTCGCCTGGTCAACGGTGTGGCCGTTATCCCGGTAAACGGGCCAACTACCCAGCGACAGTCTTTTCTTTCATTTCTGTTTGGCGGCACGTCTTTAGAGCAGCTCACCGAAACATACCTGGATGCCCTTGAGGATCGGGATGTTCAGGCGATTTTGTTTCATATCAACAGCCCCGGCGGGGTTGTTGCCGGTACCGACGCATTTTCCAATTTAATATTTAACAGCCGTGGCCGTAAACCCATCGTGGCCTTTGGTGATGGGGTGATGGCATCGGCTGCGTATTGGTACGGATCGGCAGCGGATTTGATAGTGGTAGATTCTACCTGTGAAGTGGGGTCGATTGGTATCGTCAAAATACACGATGACCGATCAAAAGAATACGAGCAAATGGGCGTAAAAAGAACTGCGCTGTCCACCGGTAAATACAAGACGCTTGGCAACGATTTTGAACCCTTGTCAGAACTGGCCATTGAGTCGTTTATGGCGGAAATGAATTACCTTGATGGTATTTTTTTAAATGCCGTGTCCCGAAACCGGGGCGTTTCTCCTGAAATAGTCTTAAAAAATATGGCCGATGGTCGTATTTTTATCGGCCAGCAGGCCGTTGACGCCGGTCTGGCAGATCAGACCGGCAGTATCGATGATGCCATTGCCGCTGCCACCGCATTGGTGGACGGCAGCACAACATCCTATCATTTTACAACTGGGGCCTCATCGGTCGCAGGAAAGGAGTACCAGATCATGGAGATCAAAACTGTAGCAGAACTGGAAAAACAATTCCCCGAACTGGCGGTCCAGTTGCGCGAGAGCGCCGTGGCCGGGGTAGACATGGAAGCGGCCACCACGGCCGGGGCCAGTGCCGAGCGCGAACGGGTCATGGGCCTGGTGGCCATTCAGTTTGGCGCTGATGCCGGGGAAAAATTCAAGGCCATCGTGGATTCAGGCGTTACCGTGGATCAGTTTCAGGCCGTCAGTGCCCTCAACGGCGCACCGGCAGCCGGCAGTGAAGCTGCGGGCACGGAGGCCGAAGTCGAAGCAAAAGCACAGAAAGCTGCCCTGGCCGCCATCACTGCAGCCGGTGCGGAAAATCCGGGCAGCGGGGGACAAATCGAGGCTGCCGGGTCACAGGATTTCATGGCCATGGTCACCGAGTATCAGGAAAAAAAGGGCTGCAGCCGGACCGATGCGTTAAAAGCCATTGCGGCCCAGTATCCGGACCTGCAGAAACAATATCTTAAGGCGGCAAACCCCCAGGGCAGCGCCTGATCAGCGGTTTTTGCCAGCACTTAAAATGACATATTTTTTAAACTTTTACGGAGGATTTAATCATGCAAAGCACAATTGTTGACGGTCCAAAAACCTTTACCGCCGGCGAAGATCTGTTGATTCATCGCCGGGTATTGGCAGAGACCAGCACCACCACCACCCCGGGGTCTGTGATTTACGCAGATGCGGGAGAACAGGCCATCGGTGTCACGTTAGAGTCTGTGTCTGATGGGGATTTGGTATCGGTGCAGTTGTATACCAAAGACGGCACCCTTTTCGGGGTTGCCGCCGAGGCCTTCCTCTATGGCGTTACACTTTACGCCGGAGCGTCCGGCACAATACAAGATACGGCCACCGGTAGCGCCATCGGTGTTGCCCTGGAAGCGGCCACGGCGGCCAATGATGTTGTTGAATACATGCCGTTTGCGGTGCTGTCTAACGCTGCCGTTACGACAACCATCACTGATTCAGGTTTGTTTACGGATGCTGCAAACGTTGAAGCGGCCCTGGCCGAGATCTATCAGCATATTGCGACTGCCAAGGGGCTCATCACTATTCCCATGCCGACGATCACTGACGCCGGTGTAGCTCTGGCTGCGTTTGCCGATGCTTCCAGTGCCCTGCCGGGCTTTTGCGTTACAGCTGAGGGTCTGGGTATCCGGTGGAACGATCACTCTACCCCCACCCCGGTGGGTACCAAAATTATCGTGCCGCCGGATATGGACGCCGGCTCGGACGCGGTATTGCACATTCTGGCCGCCAAAGTGGGCGCCACGGTGGGTGATGCCGTTAAATTTACCGTCGAGGCGTTCAACAATGATGTGGCCGCGCTTTATGACGCTGATGACGATTTTGGCGGGGATTCCTCAGCCATGACTGGTGACTCAGCGACCAAAACCGTGCAGGAAGTTACCCTGACCCTGGCAAACGCCAACCTGACCGCCGCTCCGGCTGCTATTGAGCTGACCATCGGTCCCAAGAACGGCACGCTGGGCACCGACGATGTCATCATGTTGGCTGCATGGATCGAGTATCAGCGCAAGATCCTGACGGCGTAAACCGATTTAAGGGCAATTCGTGTAAGGGCGATTCATGTAAGGGCAATTCATGAATTGCCCCTACGTAACAACCATTTTATCCAAAAAGGAGCAAACATTATGAGACCCACAAGTGATACTGCATTACAGCGACCCGACCTGGGCCAGGCGGTATTTGAAACCATGCAAGCGGCCCCGTCCATGGGGTTTATCGGACTGCAGGTGATGCCGATTTTCCCGGTGTCCCAGACTGCGGCGGAATATCCGGTGATCCCCAAAGAAGCCCTGTTTAATCTGCTGGAAACGGCCCGCAACTCAAAGGGCGGTTACAACCGGGGCGAAGAACAGTTTGAAAGCGGTTTTTACAAGACCGTTGAAAAAGGCCTGGAGCGCAAAAAGGATGACCGGTACGTGAAGATTTACGGCTCTATGTTTAATTATGAGCTGGTTATTGCCAATATCCTGATGCAGAACATTTTGCGCAGCCAGGAATACCGTGTGGCGGCCAAAATTTTCAATGCCACCAATTTCACGGCCCACAATGCCGGAACGAACTGGGCCACGGCTGCCAGCTGCG